TGAGAAATCGGTGATCCGGGCGGCTCACCAGTACACCCCGTCGGTGCGCTTGCGGGAAGAGCGCCAGTTAGGGGGCGGGACATGGCGCCAACCTGGCACCCGTCCGAAGTAAGCGCGGAGCCAGTTATAGAGTCGGTCTAACATCTTTCGACCCTCCAAGCTCGTCGACGACCGCCTGCGCCAATTGCAGCCCGAAATCGGTTCCATGCTGAAATAGCTGATCGGTGAATCGCTCGAAAGCGTCCGAATCTAGGATGACTTCCGGGCCGTCGGCCTCATCAGGCACCACGAGTGCGCCACAGTCTTCGGCGATCTTTAGCAGGGTAGACAGGTCAAGCGGGCGGACGATCATACGTCACCGTCATAGGCTTCGCGGACGGTAGCGTCGAGATGGTCCCGGTCGACTTGCGAAAGGGAATCTAGGTCCACTTCGGCGGCTCGAGCAAACCGGGACATGGTAGAGCCGTTAAACACGGCGCCCAGTTCCACCCCGGCCACTTGCCACCCGTCTTCGGTGTATTCCACCAATATTCGCGCTTCCCAGTCATTACCCATAAGCATGAGAATACGCGGCTCCAATTCATCTAAAAACCGATTGTTTTTCAATTTCACGATTGCACCCCTTGCCATGTATCGTTTTTAACGTGCCGGATAGCGTCACGCTTTGCCTTGCGGATATCCGCCGCCGTGCAACCGGCTGCAAACTCTTCGGCAAGCGCCAACGCGTCCCGCGCTTTATCTTCGGACGGCGCCGTGATCGCCAACGCAAGCGCAAGCGCCAATCCGTCCCGATAGGTTTTTAATTGCATACGTCACCCTAATATTTACGGCGGCCAATCGCCACCCCGTAGCGCACCCCGTGGGCGGGTGCGCTAAAGGCTAGCGATTACGCCAAAGCCGGGACGACGAAACCGGACGCGTCACGACGTGCGCGACCCTTTGCCACTAAACCGACGACGACGCCGCGACGATCTAGGAAGCGCAAGTCTGATTCGTCACCGTTCACCACGTCGCGCCCCAAAAAGTATGCGGGAAGCGCTTTAGCGAATACGGCGGCGAAGTTTACGGCGCTACCGTAGAAGCGCACGGCACGCGCCACAATCGGCGCGAATTCATCGCGGTGAGAATAGGAAAACGTGAGGTGATAATTCGGAATGCCCGCCACCCGTCGGTTCGGGAGTTTGGTGTAATCGTAGAATTGAAGCTCGCTAAAAGCCTGGAACGGGTTCGAGTACTCAATACCACGGCGCACGCATGGGACGTGCTCGAATCGGATATCGGACGTGCCGTTTAATCGAACGACTAACTTTTTGCGCTTGCGCGACGCGTAGCGCTTTGCCCGCTCGATCTCGCGCACTAACTGTGCCATGAACGCGGGACGGTCGTTCAAGTACAACGCCGTCCGCGCTAATCGTGCGCGTTGAATAGCGTTATCCGGTAGCGCCTCACCGTTCGCGGCGGTAAAGGTGGCATTCCCGGCGGCCATGCCACCACGTCCCGCCGTGTTAAGACATCCCGCCTTGCATCCCGCGATATCGGCCATGCCACACAATTCCGTCCCGCTACTATCGGACGGCGCAAGGTATAGGACGGCGGTAACGTATCCACGGCGGCGGCCCTTGATCGTTTTCGGGTTCGCGTCGATGTTAAGCAATTGCATAAATCACCTATTAAGATTGTTTAGTCGTTTAAGAGGCGAGAGATTACGGCGGCGGCTAGTGACGCTACGCCGATGACGTAGATCGGCCACCGTGTGGCGATGTCCATCCAAGGCGCTGCAACTAACAGCGTGATGGACATAAAAAAGAAAACCGACGAGAGGCGCGTCACAATTGCACCCCAAAGGCGGCAAGCGCCGCGCTCACGGTGGCGTACTCACAAGACGGGTCGACAACGGGTTCTGCAGTGTGATTCGTCACGTAAGAGACTGAATCGTGGCGAGAGATATCAGCGACGGGAAATCCGTCGTCATCCATGCCGACGATATAATCGTCGTCGGTGACGTTCGTGGCGATGCCGCCGTAATCCGTCACCAGAACGTAGCGGGTGCCGTTGATCGGTTTGCAGTAGGCGTAGCAGCCGCCACCCGTTGATATGCGTTCAAACCCTGCGTTGATTAATTGGTTTTCGATGTGCGTTTTCATGCGTCACCTCTAGTTAGTTATCGGGCACGCGTATTTCACCACGATACGCAACCACGGTAGACAATATCGGACGCTGCAACCACCACGCGGATAACGTAGAAGCGCGGGCAAAAATCATGCCATCGAGGGGGTGTATCCAAAAAAGAGAAAAAAGTGAATGTGGAAAAGATGATGATGAGTGGGAACCAATTTAAATTTCTTGGATACTGGATACGGTGGATACGTTCACTCTGTGGTCACGCCCTGGCACGCTTCTTGCGTAGCGCTTTTGTTGCTTCCACGCCACACTTGTGGCATCCGTGCAACATAGTTGCCTGTCCACCAGGTGGTCATGCGTTGGTATGACGCTTGCGTGTTGCTTGCGCGCTACTTGTTGCGTCGACGCTACGTCCGGACGTTGTGTGTACGTTTAGAATGAGTCTAGGGTAGGGGGGGGGGGGGGGTGCAGGGCCAGAGCCACCCCCCTGTACTGTTACAGTATGTCCCGCGAACAATTTTTTATTTTTTTATTCACTCGCAACCCTCGTTGCTGTATCTTTCTCGCTACAGCGTCTGACGGGGTGCGCCCGTAGCGATTGAGAGGAAGCTGAAGGCAAGATGGTTTGTTCTCCCGCTAGCACTTGCTGGACCAATAAGGCAATTTTCCGCCTCAACACACAGGCTCCATGGTTGTTGGAGATCGCGGCCTCCCGGTGGGCAGACCCCACACGCTAATGTTATGGACAACGCTTTTCGCTCGATCCCTTTCGAACCCCGTGAACTAAAGGCCACGCCTGACGTTCTGGAGCGTATCTACGCGGCGTCCAAGTTAGGCATTAAGGGAGACGCTTTGGCGTTTGCTGCGGGGTTGTTGCCTATTGAGTACCGTCGGCTACTGGCGCTGGACCATGCCGCAAGCATTGCGGAGGCGAAGGGACGTGCGGACAGTGAGGTCGAAGCGGCATCCGTGGTGCGAACGGCGGCTCTGGAGGGTGATAGCAAGGCTGCGATTGCTTTACTTACCATGCTCCACGATTGGATGCCGAAGCAGCAGATCAACGTGGACATCAAATCGCAAATTAGCATCACCGCAGCGTTGCGCGAAGCGGAGTCTCGCGTCATCGAGGGCCGAGTATTGTCGGATGAGGATGTTGCATTGACGCATAGCCCCGCTGAACCCGTTGCGTTAGAGTCGCACCGTGCAACTGCCGATCTATAGCCCGGAAGACGAACAAGCCTTAATGACCAAACTCTGGTCGTCCGCCATCAAGGACGATCCAGAAGCCTTTGTGCTATTCGTATTCCCGTGGGGCCAGAAGCACACGCCGCTGGAGCATTTCAAAGGCCCACGTCGCTGGCAGCGTAACGTGCTGCGTCAGGTCAAAGCGCACATTGCCAAACAGCGTGACACGTCCGTCAATGACGTACTGCGGATGGCGACTGCCTCGGGTCGCGGCATCGGTAAATCCGCACTCGTGTCGTGGCTCATCCTCTGGATGCTTTCGACCCGAATTGGAAGTACCACTATAGTATCAGCGAACTCCGAAGCGCAGTTGCGTAGCGTCACCTGGGCAGAAATCACCAAGTGGGCGGCGCTCCTCATCAACTCGCATTGGTTTGAGTTATCTGCGACCCGCGTGATGCCTGCGAAGTGGATTGCCGAACTTGTCGAGCGCGACCTTAAGAAAGGCACCCGTTACTGGTCTGTCGAAGGTCGTCTCTGGTCGGAAGAGAACCCCGACTCTTATGCCGGTGTCCACAACCACGATGGCGTCATGGTGATATTCGATGAAGCCTCTGGTATACCGGATTCCATCTGGTCAGTGACTTCAGGCTTTTTTACCGAAAACACGCCCAACCGCTTTTGGTGTGCGTTCAGCAACCCTCGCCGTAACGAGGGCTACTTCTTCGAGGCGTTCAATGCGAAAAGAAACTTCTGGCTCACGCAAAACATTGATGCCCGCGAAGTCGAAGACACGGACAAAGCGGTATATGAACAAATCATCGCGGAATACGGCCCGGACTCCCGACAAGCCAAAGTCGAAGTCTACGGGCAGTTCCCCTCAGACGGTGACGATCAGTTCATCCCGCCCTCCATCGTCGAGCAGGCTATGGCGCGAGACCGATTCGCTGATGACACAGCTCCGAAAATTGTCGGTGTCGACCCCGCAAGAACCGGCGCAGACTCCACCGTCATCGTGGTCCGCCAAGGCCGCGACCTGGTGGCAATCCGCCGCTACCAAGGCGAAGACACGATGGCAACGGTGGGCCGCGTCATTGACGTTATTGAAGAATTTCAACCCGCGCTGGTGGTCCTAGACGAAGGCGGACTCGGCTACGGCATCCTTGACCGTCTGAAAGAGCAGCGGTATAAGGTCGTGCGAGG